CAACGCCGACCACGACGGTCAACAAAGACATGGCGCCAATGATCGCCATGATGGTCAGTGCGGTGATGCCGATCACCCGGGTGATGTTGGGAAACAGCTGAGACCAACGCACCAGGGTTTTGCCGATGTCGACCATCTTGTTCATGAACGGCGTCAGCACCGGGATCAGCACCTGGCCAAACACCACACGCATGACCTCGACCAGAGACGCCCACTGCTGCCACGGATCGACCATCGCCCTGGCCATCTGCTCGGCATTTTCCAAACCGCGCACCTTGCCCAACTGCTCGATGCCGTTGCGCAGTCGATCGGTGTCCTTGGCCAGCGCGCCGATCACCTGGGCACCTTCGCCGCCGAAGGCCTCCATTAACTTGGCGCCGGCCGAGGCGCTGGTCAGGTCACCGAACTTGGCCTGCAGCTTGTCCAGAATCGCCATCATCGGCAGGACTTTGCCCTGCTGGTCGGTAAACTGCATGCCGAGCTTTTCCGATGCGGCGCCGATGTTCTCGAAAAACGCTTTGTAGCGTCCGCCGGCGTCACCGCCCTCCATGGTGCTGCTCAGCGTGCCAATCACCGCCATCTGTTCGGCAAGGTCGACGCCCGATGTGGTGGCGATCGCGCCGGCCTCCTTGAAGGCGTCTTTCATCGCGGCGCCGCTGGAGCGAAACAACTGCACTGCCAACGCCGTCTGCCCGCCAAGCTTTTCCACCCAGGCGCCCTTCCCCATCGCATCCGCTTGGGACTTCTGCAGGTTGTAGAGCGTGCCGACGTATTCGCCCATGGTTTCGGCGTCGGACTTGGTGGCCTTCGCCAGCAAGTTGCTGGTGTTGGTAAACGTGGCGAGTTGATTGCCGGCAAGCCCCTTGATGGCGCCCTCGATCAAGTAAGCCGAGGCCACAAAATCCTTGGCGTTCTCGCCATAGTTCACCGCGAACTGCAGCGACTTGGCATTGAGCGCAGACAACGCATCCTCGGCAACGCCCAACGATCGGACGTCGCCCAAGGCGCGATTGACCTCCAGCGCCGGTTCCATGGACTCACGGATCCCGACCACAGCCGCCGTCACGCCGCCGATGCCCAAGCCGATGGTCTTGATGTGCTTTTCGCTCTGATCAGCCAGCTCGGAAAAGCCCATTTTCACCTTGCCCAAGGGCGCGGTGACCTTGTCCTGCAAGCTGAGAATGAAAGCCAGGCTGGCGCTACGGTCTGCCAAAGTCGTTACCCGTTCAGCGCAAGGGCGATGCCGTTAGCCACGGCGAACTCCATGCGTCTCCAGTGTTCGTCCTCCAGCCACTTGGCCGTCCCCATCGCCTCGGGCGTGGGTTCGGCACCAGGAAGCCAGCGGTTCGTCAGGGCCATTAACTGGCCCAGTCCGTTTTCGCTTAGGCGCTCAGCGTGCTCGAGCGCTTTTTTACGATCACCTCACCGTTGGGCGCGTACTCCTCGAGCAGCGCGCCGGCGATCTGCATCACCATCACCGGGTTGCCCAGCAGCGGTTTCAGCACGGTTTTTTGTTCCTGCAGCACAGTGGTCATCAACAGGTTGTTGCCCGGGGCGACCTTGTTGGTTTGGGTCAGGGCGTTGAAATACTTGGTGACGTCGGCCGGGGTCAGGTTGAAGGTGAATTCCTGTTCGCCGACTTCCAGGGTGATTTCGGTGTTGTTCTGTTGGCTCATTGGGTAGATCTCTTGTTGAGGTTGGGAAAAGTGGTGTCCTGGTGCGCTGGCGATCGCTGGCACACGCCACGGACGTATTGCTGCAGTCCGAGAATCATTTGCCGGCTTAGGGCGAGCTGATTACGGAGAGTGAAATAATCCGGTCGAGCGTCTGCTGCGAGTTCGGCGCGTCCTGCATCAGCCATGCGGGCGGTGCCGGCGGTGGCGGGCACAGATCCGGTGGTGGGACAGGTGGCGCGGACGAGCAACCGGCCAGAGCCATCGCTAACAGCGCGGTGCAGGCGCTCGTTTTCAGTGAGTGCATCGGTCAATTCCTTGGTGTTTCGTTGGTCGATCGCATCCCGCTCAGCGAGCATTTCGCCGCTGATTCGGGCCGCTTCACGCAGGCCGTTCGCTTCCCATTGCGCGCTGTCGCGCTCGCGCCTGGCGTCGTCGCGCTGATCGGTTACCCGATCGAACGCCACCCACACCAGCAGGGCCACCAGCAGCACGAAAGGCGCCAGGCGCAACGGGGAAAGGCTCATCGCAGGCACAGCCCCATTTCAGCCAGCCGGCGGTTGTGCAGGCCTGGAACAAAGCGCTTGCGGCCTTGGGCGTCGGTCACGTACGCCCATACCGGTGTCTTGCCGTCCGGTGCCCAGGCCAATGCCCTGCAGCCGTCAGCAATGCGGCCGGCGTTGATCAACGCCACCGCCCGACTGGCGCAAGTGCTGGACACACCGACGTTGTGGCCATGGCTGGTCAGCGCGTCGAAAGTGTTCTGGCTCACGTCCGGGTTGGTGATGCAGTCGGCCAGCTGCAGCTGGGTTTTGCGGATCACCAGCTGCTCCACCTCCGCGCAACGATCGGGCGACCAGTAGTCACCGACTACCACCGGGAACGGGCTGGTGTGTCGGGTGATGCCCTTGCAGACAGTGGGCAGTCCGCTGGCCAACTTGTCGGCATAGACGGTGTTCTGGCCACGGCCTTCCCAAGTGCCCAGAAAGATCACCAACGGAGCGCTGGCCAGCGCAATCACACCGGCTTGAATCCTGCCGCGCAGGCTCATGGGAACCACGCTCGCAACAGTGCCGGCACAACCATCTGCAGCACAGAAGCGACCACCGTGAGAATGGTCAGCAAGCGGCCGACCTTGGCGCCGATGTCGTTCACCGCGACCGTCAGGGTCTGCTGGCCAGCGTTCAGTTCCGACAGTTGCCCGGCCATGTGTTCGAACCCCTGTTCCAACTTGGTCACGCGGGTAGGCACGGTTTCGTGGCGGTCTTCCAACTCGCTCAGCCGGTGTTCAAATACGGCGAATCTCTGCTCCAGCGCTCCGAGGCGTGCGGCGTCAGTCGTCATCAGCGTTTACTCTGCTCAAAGCCCGTCTGGCACGGGACACACCGCGTTTTACCGCCCAGTGCCTGGCGCGCCGGCGGGATCTCGTTGTCGCAGTCCTCGCAATGGGTCAGGCTTGGCCCGACCGGCACAGGCGTCAGCAGCTGGGCCTTGATCGCCTGGTCACGTTGGCGTTGCTCAAGCTCCTGGGCTCGGTCGAACCAGTCCACCATTAACGGATCCCCTCGATCTCGGTAGCGTCGAGGTACGGAACGCCGTTGATGTGAATGAAATCCGGACTGGTGACGTCAAACGGCACCTTGTGTTTGGTTTTCTCGCCACCTTTCGGGTCAATCGACAACAGGCTGGAGATCTTCACCTTGCAGCCGAAGGCTTCCACGCGCAGTTCCTCGTCTTCGCCGGCCTTGGCGAAGAACACTGCGTCAAACGGCTTGAGCTTGCGGAAGCTGCCCGCCGATCGCGCCGCATCGATGAGCAACTGAAAGTTGGAGCTGTCCAGTTCCAGCTCGCCGGCAGCGGCCACGTCACCCTCCACGTAGCCGTCAGGCACGCCCCGGGTTTGGGCCACAGCCGAGTTGTCGGTAATGTCCAGGGTGCAGCTCTCGACGTGCAGCGACAGATCGCCCAGGCTCACGTCGAAGTTCTTGCCACCAATTTTTGCCATGGGGCGTTACTCCGTTTTGTCAGTGGAAAGATCCAGGGCGATGTTCGCCGTGAGGTCTTTCGGGCAGTTGAGGGGTTTGAGCTTGATGTAGGCCGCAACCTTGGTTTTGCTCAGCCATTCCAGCACCAGGTCACCGTCTTTCGGCGGCTCGATGTCACCGGGGAACACCTCGCCGTTGAACTTGATGGACTTGGCCATGGCACGCAGAGGCGCCATCAGTTGGTTGGTGTTCACCGCCATGCTGTTGGGGGTACTGTTTAAGCGGCGATCGGCTACACGGCGGATCAGCAGCGGGCGAATCAGGCGAGCGGCTTTGTCGGTGATGCGCAGGTATTCCACGACTTGAAAATCACTGCCTGGGGTGTCCAGCATGTTGCAGTCACCCCAGTACACGCCTGGATAGTCTGGGTAGGTCTGAGTGACGGAGAACCGCGCCCGATCCAGTTCGCTGCGCACAGCGGACGGCAGCGGTATCAGCTCCATATCGATAGGCACGTCGCCAAGCCCCAACACCGGCCCGGTGGCCACGCGCATCGGACTATCAGCGATGCTGACTGCCGAATTCGCCAAGCGGCCAGCCAGCACGCCCAGGTCATTACCGTGCAGTTGCGGCACAGGTGAAACGCGCGGCGCTGCCAGACCCGCTACCAACGCTTTTTGCTCGCTCAGGTACTGCGCCCAGGTCTGGTCGACGGCGATGCCGGCGCTGCTTGCCAGAAAGAAAACACGACGGCCGTAGGTGTTGTTCAGGGCGACGGCTGCGTCATTCATGGCCGATAGTTCGTCACCCTTGGCGACAGGTTTGGTGACGATTACCGCTTCCACCGACACCCCTTGTTGCTGGGTTTTCTCCAGAGCGGTGGCCCAGTCGCCTTCAGGGCCGATCGGGGCCGCCATGCAGGCCCAGCGCTGGCCACCGTTCAAACGTGCGGCGGTGATTTGGGTTTTCAGATCGCTCGTCGGGACGCCCAGGGCGGCGTCCAGATCGCTGTCGGTGTTCAGCGGAATGATCTGGCCGACGTTTTTGGCGGCGGGGCCGATGAAAAGAAAGTAACGCTCAACCTCTGTCACGGCGCCCTGGCCTAGATTGAGATTGTCGACGGTGACTTGACCGAGTGCCATGCAGTGCCTCGTTAGCGGGGTGAAGTTAGGATTTGTTGCAACACCTGGTTAATCAGGAGATTGGTTTCGCGCTCAGTTTCGGCGCCGATGAACTGGCGTTTCGGCAGCGTGATTTCCCAGCTCTGCGCGCCGGTGCTTTCGCTGCGCTGATCGTCCAGGATCCGGATCAGCAAACCGGCTTTGGCGTAGTTCACATGCTCCTGAATCCACGCCACAGACGGCCGGGTCAGCGTCTTTTTGCCGGCTTGGCGCACACGGAAGCCCAACCGGCGCAAGCGCTTCGCTTGCTTGTCGGTTGCTGCCAAACCCGGTGGGGTCTTGTTCCATCGGCGCATCTGTTGGGCGGTGCGGCGCTCACTGACGCCGTTGTGCTGCTGCGCGGCGACCCATCGAGTCAGGGCGTTTTTCCAGCCCAATTCCGCTTCATCAGCAGACACCCGGGTGACCACCATCAACTTGGCCAGGCCGGCTTCCATCTTCTTTTTGCCCTTGGTGTCGCCCTTGCGTGGGGCGAAGGGTGTGCCGTCCAGGTTCTTCTGCTCACGCACTCGCTTGCGGCTCATCGTCCGCACGCGTTTGGTGACCTGGTTCAGCAAGCGGCGGCGCAATTGCGGCGGCAGGCTCAGCAACGCCAGTTGTTCGCGCACGCCCAAGCGACCGCGAATGTCGAGTTCGAACGTGCTACGCCCGGCCATCGGTGGCCACCTCGCCGTGCTCTGCAATCCACAGATCAAACGGGACAAAGGCCCAGGTCTTGCCAAAGGCTGCGATCTCGCCGGCAGGGTCTTCGGCCAGATACTGCGGCTCGACAAATTCCAGCGTGACTTCCACGTCGAACAGATCGTTATCCAGAGGCTCCACAAGGAACTCCGGCGCCGGCAGTTCGTGGCGGTCACGGTTGGAGTCGTGTTTTTCCAGCCAACTGCCGACCAACGCCATCATGCGAGCCGGGCTGGCGGCGAAACGCTCCAGGACAATCACGGCGCGATAGTGCATATCGGCGAAGTGCATGCCGTCGACGTCGGGTTTCCAGATCAGCGAAAGCTTTACCTGCTCCGTCCAGCTGTCGAGTTGTTCAGGCTCGACCAGGCGGCGTTCCAACAGATACGCGGTCAGTGTCTGCAGCTTGGTCATACGATCGCCGCCGTAATTCGGCCGCGCCCCTGTAGCGAGCGAACCGCCTGCTGGCTGAACTGCAGAAACGTCTCGCCGCGTTCGGGCATTTCTTTGCCGGTGTTTTCGGCGCTTTCACGGCGGCTCACCGTGGCGAACTGCGTCAGCAAGCTGGACTTGGCGCGGCAATACACGGCGCGCTTGTACGTCGCTACGTGAAATGTGGAGTCAGGCAGCACCTTAGGGGCCCCAGATTCCACGGATGTGATGCCCACGCTCTGCCATTGGCCTTTGCGTTTGGACAAATCGCGATTGATCTCAATCATCGCGGTAGTCAAATCAGTGACCAGCATGTCTACCAGGTACTCCGCCGGCAGGCGGTAGCCCTTCTGAAACTCGGACACGGAGAGGTTCGGCCAGAAGCCGTCGTTCTCAATCGCCTGTTCCACAAAGGTGGTGGGTTTCCCGGAAAAGCTCATTGCTGGCCGCTCGAATAGGGCGGGGAGACTGTTTTTCGTGGGGCTGGCCATGAATGGCAGACACACGTCCACAGTTCCCCGCTGGGGGGGTAGTCGGTTATTGGGCGCCGGTCACGGCGGGGGGGTGTTTGGCGATCGCCTTGCGGCACTTCGCAATGCGCGTCTCATTGCCGGCTTTCGCGTACAGCTCGGTGGAGCGTTCCAGATGCTGGAGCGCGGTTTCCCACTGCTCGGCCTCCATGGCGCGCATGCCGATCAACTTGTGGTACTTGCTCGGGATCTGTTCGGTCAGCTCCCATTCACCGTCGACACGCGGCAGCAGATCGGACAAGTACGGCTCCGGGCTGCGTTGCGCGTTGTATTCGGCGTAAGCCCAATCGATCACTGCGTCCGCAACGAAGGTTTGCACGTCGCGGCGCTTAAACCGCTCGGGCATCTCCTGGCCCTGCCCGATCGCAAAGTCCGCCAGCGCCAGACCGTCTTCGAACTGCTCGGTGTCGAACAGCCAGACCATCACCTGCACCAGAACGCGATTCGGCATCACCAGACCCGAGTCCATGTAGCGCTGAATGAAATCCTGGTACTTGGGCAACAGCTCCTCACGCTTGAGTGCCTGACGCCCAGCGAGACCCTTGATATCGCTCAGGCGCTGCAGATCCTGATCCAGAGAGGCTTCCATCAGCAGCAGGTGCTTTTTCGCGTTGGCCGGGCTGCTCAGGGCTTCCGCCGGCGAATACGCCAGCGGTGCGGCGGCTGCGGCGATTACTGCAGCGGTTCCCTGTGCCAAAGTACGGCGCTTGTGGGCAAGGGCCAGGCTCATGCGGCCAACTCGACGTTTTCAGTAAACGCGATCTTTTCCAGCTGTTCGATCACGTAGCCTTCGTTGCGGCTGTTGTAATCCTCGACGCGGGAGCGTTTCGGGTTGTCTACGGTTTGCTTACGCCAGCTGGAGTCCTGGAAGTAGATCGACAGGTTGTCCCAACTGGTGACCAATACGCCGTTAACCGGGAAGAACGGCACGCTGAAGCTTGGCAGACCACCATAAGTGGCGATCACCTGGGCGTCCTCGATGCGCTCTTTTTCGGTGGGTGTATCACCCTGCTTGGCGTACAGCTTGGCCTTGTCAGCCGCCAACAGGTCGGTGCCGATAATGGCGATCAGGTCGCCGCCATCGCGCAGACGCTCATCCACCATTTGCTTGGTGTCATGCACCAGAGCGTCCAGGTTGGCGTAATCACCGCCCTGCCCCAGGATTACTTTGCCAGCGGTTTTGCCTTCCTTGAGTACCTGCTGTGGGGCTTGCTCGCGCAGTTGTTGCAGCCAGCCTTTGTTCACGTCCTGCAGCATTGGGTAAGCGGCAATATCGGTCTGCGCAGCGGCTTTCAGGCCGTGGAAACCGACCATGATGCGGTCCAGCGCGATCTGTTTCTGCACAGCAGCCGAGTAACGTTGATGGAAGTCCGGGAATTTGGCCCAGGCGTCGATTTTTGCGTACGGCAGACCCACGTCCGACTCGGTGGACGAGAGTTCGTAGGTGGTGTTGTCCAGCTCGGAGGCGTCTTTCGCCTCGCGATCGGTGGTCTTGGTGTTGGTACGGCCAGTCACCGGGCCGGACACACCGATGAACACCTTCTCGCCCTTGATTTCGCTCACGCCAATGACGTTGATGCGCGAAAGGAAGTCCGACTTGGCGGTGATGGCGTCGTTCAGTTCCTGGGTGATGGACGGCTCAACGCTGAACATCTTGCTGGACAGCTCGACACCATAGGTTTCGGCCATGGCAAGTTGCATGGCTGCATACATCTTGGCGCCGTAGGCGCTCAGGGAACGGGCCATGTCAGAGTACCCGCGCTTTGGTTTTGTCGGCTGCGCCGGTGGAACGCGGCAACTGACGGCCGGTGCTGGTGTTCTGCAGCGTGGTGAACTGTTGCTGCAGACTGGTCAGAGCGGCCAACACTGCTTTGTTGGAACTGCCGCCGTTTCGCTTGAATTCGCGTTCTTCTTCGGCGGTGGTGACGATCTCGTCGACTGCCGCGCTGACGTCATTGATCGGGGCTTGATCGGGTTCTGGTGCGTCTTCGGCTGCAGGCTCAATCACGGCCTGAATGCCGGCAGCGACGACCAGCAGCTGGGCCAGCAGGGCTTTCAAAGCCGTTGCGGTAGCTTCATCCATTGGGGGTTTGCTCTCGGTTGGGGTTTGCGGAGTGGTTTCGGCGGCGGTGTCGTCAATGCCGAAACGCTTGAACAGGCGGGTGAACATGCCGACAAGGCGACCAATCTCGCCCTGCGCTTCGGTTTCGCGCAGAGGGCCGAGTTCTTGGGAGGCGGCGTAGTACGCATCGCGGCTGGTGCGACTGGAGAAGTAGAGTTCCTGCGTGCCGACGCTGGCGGGTTCGTCGGTGACGGCGATACCGGTCATGTAGGCTTTGCCACGGCCCCGGAAATTCGGCTTGATCTCTATGCTGGTGAACAGCTTTTCGCCGGCGTCATTCAGGCGCAGCAGCTTGTCGTTTGGCTTCAGTTGCGCTTCAAGGGCGACTTGGCCAGGTTCTAAATCGTCGCCCTCCTCGACCAGGCGCACAGCGAAAACCGTTCCGTGGGATCCGAACCAGCGTTCGTGCTCACACCAGATAACAGCGGTGTACAAAGTCGGCGTGTAGGTCTCGGCGATGTCGCGCAGTTCCTGGGGAAGGATCTCGCGGCCATCGACGGTCGGGCCGCTGGTGGCAACACGTTTCCAGTAGGAGACAAGGGAACGGGGCATGGGTGGTGACTGCGCTCAATCGTTGAATGAGCCGCCACGATAGGGAGCCGTTTACCGCCAAACAAACGGTTGAAATTCGGAGTTCTCCTATTTTCGGGAGATAGGCGGATCGCAGCATTTAACCCCGCGTTTCCGGGGTTTTCGCCGCATAGACTGCGGCACATGAACTACCCGACCGAAGTTAAAGAAGCCGCAAAACGCCTCTACCTGCGCCGCTGTTCGGTGAAGGAAATACAGGCGCATCTGAAGCTGCCCAACATCCGAATCGTCTATTACTGGATCCGCCAAGGCGGCTGGGACGAGATGCTGACGGATGAAGAACCGTTGAGCGCAGTCAACCGACGAATCACCCTGATCCTGGAAAAGATCGATCCGCTGACGAAAGCCGAACTGGACGAACTGGAGCGGCTGACAAGCCTGCTCGAACGGCTGAAAAAACTTGCGGCCAAGCCTGCACAGGCAGCGCCGTCGGACGCCCCGGACGAGCCTCGCGAACGCCAGGCTGGTCAACGTCGTGAACGAGGTGAAGGCGGCGGCAAGAAGCGCGAAAAGAAGGCGAAAAACGACGTCAGCGGCCTGACCGAAGTGGACTTCCTCGATAAATTCATCTCGAAGATGTACGGCTACCAGAAAGAGCTGTTCGAGGCGAAACAAAACCCGCTGACACGCCGCGTCCGGAACATCCTCAAAAGCCGACAGGTCGGCCTGACCTATTACTTCGCCGGCGAAGCGTTCATGGACGCCGTGCTGAGCGGTGACAACCAGGTGTTCCTGTCGGCCAGCCGATCGCA